TTGCTTGAACAATCTAAGAAGCGTGGGATTGGGGATTTGGGCGTTTATCGCACTCATTCCACAGCTTGCGTGGTACCAGATTTGAAAGCGGCATGGAGTGGTATTCCGTCTTTCGACGCTCTTAAGCATCTTAAGACCGAGTTTGTTGTTGGTCCTGAAAAGGACAAGATGCGCAGTGTTTTTAAGAATTTGTTGGAACCGGGCGACAATATATGTTACGTTTACCACAGCGACGATTGCTGTATGAGCGCCCAATGCAGTGATGGATTGGTTCTCATTAATGGCGACATCGTTAAGTGTGACGGTTCACATCGTACTCCAATGCTGAAGTTACTCGAGAAAGTTATTCGAGATGCTCAAGGATTGGATGCGACTGGCAACGATTATTTCACTCGAGCCTTCCGGGAGTTGTATAAACCCCTTAGGTTCAAGTTTAAAAGTAAACACCGCGACAGGAGGAAACAACAAGTGGTGTACCACTTCACTACTGGGAGGCTATATTCAGGTAGCTCCTTGACCACGTTGATCAACAATTTCGCTAACTTGTTGATCGCTTTCGCTTTAGGGAAGCGGGTTCCCAACCCACGTTTGTTGACTCGAACCGAAATGTTGGAGGCATATGTTTTAGCTGGTGAAGACGTCGGTTATGAATTGAAAGCTGGTGTTTGCGAGTGCATTGAAGATGTACAATTTCTCAAATGTTCACCCTCTCGTATCGAGACGAAGCTTTACCCCGAAGGGTATTGCTACGAACCCTGGTTAGGGCTTGGGGTCCACGTTAGAGGTTTTGGAACCTTCAAAGGCGACTTGCCTGGTACTGGTCCTGTGGAAGGACGGGTATCAGCTTTTCTCAGTGGCTTAGTCCAAGGACGGCGACTCTGGGGAGACCACGAATTTTACGATTCATTCCACGCAGCGTACTACCGCGACAACACGCCGAAAGGTGATAAGGTGTTGCAAGTCTCGAGAGTTGCCGACGCGATTTCCGACGAAAAGTCGAAGTTGCTAGGTGAAAACTTGGGTAGGATTAGTGCACTTAGCGTATGCAAGCGCTACAAGATCTCGCTGGAAGATTACGAACGAGTGTGCCGGATTGTGAAGAACGCCGGACCATTCTTCAACATGCGAGATCCCGTATTCGATGTGTTTTATCGCAAAGATTACGGATAGATTGCTGGATCGGAAGATCCATTGACATCTTTGTGTCAAATTAAAAACAAAGTGGTTTTACAAAAGG